ATCTTCCTGGACATCGACGAGCTTCGTACACCGAGCCACGTGGATACTGGGGCTCTCGTCAGTTCTTCAGGCACCGTCTCTGGTTCGAACGCCAACCGCAACTTTGCGCCCGTCATATTGGACGTGGGGTCTGGCTGTATCAAGAATTTCCATGAGAACAAGGATTATAACGTGTCCGTCACGTACCCCGAACCCATCGCGTCCCTCCAGCGTCTGACCGTCCGGTGGGTCGACAAGTCCGGGGCGCCCCTGAACTTCCGGGGCTGGGAAACCAATGCGTTTGTGCTTCGTCTTCACATTCGGGACCGCGAACGTGAGGAGGAAGAAGAGGACCTGAAGGACATGAGCAGACGGCTTGGTGAACTGGAAATCAAGCGCATGCTTGATGAGCAGGCCAAGCCGCCCCCACCGCCCCCGCCTCCTAAAAAGACGCCGTTCGGCCGGTGGACGATCCTCGTTTTGTTGCTTTTAATTGCTTTGGGTTACTGGGGGTACAAGACTTTCTTGAGACCGAACCCGGTGGGACCTGAGATGATTTAGCGGGTCACCGCGTACACCTGGCTGGGCTTCTGGATGGTCACGTTGCGGGCCGCGAACTTGACCAGCATGTAGGCCACGACCGACAGCAGGGTCGTCAGCAGGGCGGTGATCAGGAAGAAGGAGTTGGTGTTGCGCGGCACCTGGATCAGGGCCGCCACCATGCTGCGGACAAAGTCCAGCCACGACAGGGAGGCGGTGAACGCCAGGGAGCCCACGATCGCGTTCAGGGCGAAGGACTCAACCTCGACAGCTGCGGAGACAAGGGTGCTGGCCATTTTATATTATGGGCTGGGAAAAAAAGTCACTCGGGGCCGGCGGCCCCTGGTGAGAGACCCTGGGGCTCTGGACTGGCGGCCGTCCTTCGGACGCCCTTATTCCTCCTCAAAGTCGCTCTCGTCTGGTATTAGCACGGACCACTGGACCGCCTCGAACATGCGTGGTTCATCGTCCGAGTCTGAATCTGAAAGTTTAAAAATTTTAAATTCTGTTTTTGAAAAAGGGACGGGCACCCTGATGGGGGTCCAAGGGGACAGCCCGTACTGATCTTCATGCGGGTCCCATGGGCTCGGCCCATCCATATTTTTCCTTGGTCTTTTCGACTGCTGATTTCAGCGCGAGCTCGGCTGGGTTCTCGGGCTCCCACGTGTCCCAGTCGGCCGCGCACCTGTTCACCTGCTGGAGGGTCTCGTCGGGCCCGTCGTATCGCGACCACACGTAGTCCGAGTCGTCCACCTCCTCGATGTCCGAGTCGGAGTCTGACCCCTCCTCATAAATTTCTGGAAAAAGAGAACCAATTTGCTTGCCCACGACGTGCCTCGCGGCGAACATGAGCCCCATGCACACGTCCTGAGCAAGGACCGGCCGATCACACGCCTTGGCGTAGTGGGCGGCGATGACCACAGCCGACTCCATGGCCGGCAGGAACAGATCGAGGGCGGCCTGTTCCATTTACTTTCGGGCCTGAATGTTTTCTCACCGGAGAATCGCGCTCGAGCCCGTCTCGCTGATGTTGTCGAACAGTACCTTCATTCCACGGCCCACCTCGACCTCGAGAAATTGGTAGTACCTGGCCCATACCGTGATGGTCCTGGTGGTGGGCACGGGCACTGGTGCCAGATAGAAATCAAAATATTGATGTTTAATTCTTCCAAAATTCACAGCGCCTGATGGAGCGTCGCCCTCTGGATCGAGTGAGAACGAGTACATGTAGAAGGGCATGGATGGTATGCGCGTGTGATGCTCGAGAAACTGGGCCGACCCGAGGTACAGTGACGTGGCCACTGCGGGGTCGAGACGCAAGGAATCGTTGAATGTCATGGCCATCGAGTTGATCTGGTTGAGGTTCGAGAGGCCCGAGACGTTCGAAGAGTACAGGTTATAGTCGAACCCAACGGTCCCTGTATTTTGGACAGTGAAGAAGAGCTCCTTGACGGGGTGGAGAAAGTCGGTCACGCACCGAATGTTGGAGACGCCGGCCGGGACGGAGAATCGGGCCCGTTCTACATTTTCACACAGGTACACGCGTCGGCCCTGCCGGGCCATCCACTCGCGTTCGGCATCGCCCAAGAACACGTACTCGGCCAAGAGGTGGAAGTCCACGGGCAGAGAAACCCGTCCCGCCGCAAACTTGGAGACGGGTGCGAGAATCACCCTGACCTGGAGGCCGGCGATGACCGGCAGGCCCTTCTGAAGCGCCTTGAACCTGAGTGGCACCGTGTACATGGTGCTGGCCGTGAACGTGATGGTCGAGGGGTAAATTGCGGGCCGGCCGTACAAGTTGGTCAGACTCGGCTGTTGGCCAGAAGACACCTCGCACTCGTTGGTCAGCACTATAAACTCGCCCCACAGGCGCTCTATGAGTTGATTATTGAAAGAGAGTTCGACTCGCTCGATCATCAGTGGACCGGCCGAACCGTAAAAGGCGAGGTTGGGATCGGCGGTCAAGTTGAACCGGGCGTAGAGAGCCGTGATGAGGTCGCCGTTCATGGGCAAGTCGACCTTCGTGTCGGAGCCGTACTGGGGCTGGTTGTTGAACTGCACGTCGATGACACGAGTCGCAAACGGACCACACGCCTTGTATTGTTCCAAAAAGAATGTGATATCCGGTTGGCCCGATAGGACCAAGTCGTTTCGGCCGAGCTGAGCAAGCACTTGGCGCCCGGCCATTCCCTACCTTTTGGGCCTAAAAAAAGATGGGGCTCTGCGCGAAGGCGTCCGCCGGACGCCGGTGGGGACCTTTTTAAGGGTCGGAAGTTCTGTAGAGATTCCTGGATCCGAGTGCGAAGCACTCGTCTCACTGATACAAAAGCCCAGCAAGACCATTCTCGACCCGCATGATATTGTAGGAGACGGCGATGACCCGCATCTCCTTGGTGGCGAGGGACGTTGTTCCCGGTAGGAAAACTTGAAATTTCTTTTGTTTGATTCGGCTCATGTTGACCGAGCCGCTCGGCCGGGGGTCCTGCGGGTTCCGGGCGAACGAGACGAGGTAGACGGTCCGGTCGGGCTGGCGTGTGTGCCTCTCGAGGGGTCCCACCAAGTGGGTAAAGTGGTAGTCGGTCGTGCTCGGGTCGAAAAAGTCTTCGCCGTTGAGGGTCAGCAGCGCCCCGAGACCCGTGTCGGTGACGTAGATGTATGGCGTGGCTGAATCGTCCTGAATCACAAACAGCAGTTCTCTACACGGACCCGCAAAGTCCAGGTCGACGATGGTTCCTTGTTCGAGTCTGAAGGTGTTGTATTGCGTTTGGGTGATGATGTAATCGAGGCGGTGGCTGTTCATCCACGAAACCTCTGGATCGCTCAGGTATACGTACTCTATGATGAGCGAAGTGGTGATGGCCGTCTGCGTAACTGCTACATTCGAAGCGGTCAGACTCTCAAACGGTCTGAACGTCACGTAAATCTCCATTTCTTGACGACCGAGAGCGCAGATGGGCACGGAGAGCTCGGGGTTTCCATAAAAGAAGAAGGGCAAGTTGACGTAATAGGTCCGGTCGAGAACCGCCTGCTGCGTATTGAGTTTGCCGGTCAGGAGCGTGAGGCCGGGCTGGTTCTCCTTTGGAATGACCAGATCGTTGTAGAGTTCGATGGCTTCACCGGTCAGAGTCTGAATGGACTGACCGCCGATTCGGAGCTCGGCACTGTCTATGAGGTATGTGCCGACCGAGTCCACATAAAAGTAGGTGGTGACCGGAAGGTTGTCCGTACTCATGATTGTGACGTAGGCGTTGGCCGACACGTTGGTCGTCAGGCCGCCGCTGATGGTCGTGACGTCGAGTCCAAACACGCTCGTCACGTCCGTGACGCGAGCGATGACGTCGATCGTGTAGGGGCCTTGTGTCCCCAGACTCAGCTGACTTTGCGCCTGGTAAGTCACCGTGCCCGGGCGCGTGTCCGACGTCGACTGGAACACACCGGCATCGGCCACGTAAGCATCCTTCGTCTCGAAGTAGACCATGAAACGGTACGACCCCACATTTGAAAATTGGATATTGCCACCCGGGGTGATGGTGATGCTTCTCGCCACTCCCGTATTTGAAAAATTTTGAAAAAAATTAATTTGTGAAGTACCAATCTGGATGACGGACGCGGCATTGCCGGTGAACAGGAGGCCGTTATCCTTGGCGTCGTTGGTCTGGGTCACGTCACCCGTGAGGACGCCGAGCTTATCGACTATGAACCACGAAGGGTTCTGAAGGGTCACTAGGGAATCACCCACCACCACGAAACGATACCTTTCGCTCGTCGACGAGACGGGCACGGGCAACTCGAAGTTGATGGTCGGGCTGCGGGTCTGAGTCGTGTTCCACTGGGCGATCGTCGCGTCCAGGCTATTCAAGAGACTCACGGAAAATATATTGGATCCGGTGCTTGACAAGAGCCCTCTCAGGGTATAAATGCCATTTTTAATGAAACCGAAAGTGTTCGAGGCGGGTGTTCGGAGCAGGGTGGTGTTTGGCGAGACGGCCGTCCAGTTCATGTTGAGGTTTACCGTCGAGTTTACAAGCGTCTGATTTGTGGAGATGTAATAGTACTCGCGGCAGTCTGACACGGCAATCTCCGTACCGGTCGCGTTGGGGCCTATGAACAACGGAAGCGAGCTGACCGCCTCGGCATCCACAAAGTAAAATTGGTTAATGTCCGTCACGTTGATGGGAATGGTGACGAGGGGTGAGATGGGCCCGGGCATGACGACAATCTCGTGCGTGTAGTCGTTCCAGGTCCATTGCCCAACCCCCGGGCTGCTCGCGACCCACTGACCGGCCGGGTGCGCGTCGATCGCTGAATGCCCCACGCCTATACGCGACACCGCTTGGGACACGTTCAGAGCCACATAGATGACGTAAGATCCAGCGGTTGAGAAGGTGAACGTGCCACCTGGTTGTCGCGTGATGATTGATGTCGGGCTGGTCGAAGCCCCGAAGAGGCTCAGGTTAAGCCAAAAGACCCAGCCACGATCAGTCGAGCTCAGGGTCGACAGAGTGACGGTCGAGTATGCGTTGATCATGAGAGTCTCTGTCGAATTGACTGCGGGTGCGAGCGACGGGGGGACCCAACCCGATTGCACGAGCGTAAAGTCGGCGTAGGCGCCGTGCGAGCTGCCAGGCGACACGTCCCACTGGATGGTGTTGGACGTTGGGTTCAGATCATAGTTGTGAGGGTCCAAGCCCCAGAAGACGCCTACGGTCTCCGTGTCCGCGACGTTCACCGTGACGTTCGAGCAATTGAATAGAAATTTAGAAATCCCCACGTCGAGTGAAACGTATGGGTTGAGCGAGGATCCGCCGAGCCAGGTCGCCGTGTTTGTGACTTTGTACAGATCGAGACTGATCGGGTCGACAAAGTAAGGGGTTGCGAGATCCCCGTTGATGTAGAGATATGGGATGGGCTTTTGACGGCCGACAGCCACTGGCCAGACGTAGTCAGAAGAGGTGGGTGCGAGAGCGGGCAAGGTGACGGCGAGGGTCGCTCCTCGGACGAGATCACCCTTGTATGGAATTTTACAGACGGCCTGCGACCCCCAGTTCACCTGTGATCCCTGGAAGGGGATGTTGAACGCCTGCAGGCTAAAGGGCGTGTGCCGGCGATACACGCCACTGAAATATGTCACAGATGGTTCTCCTGTGAGATATGCATCTTGTTGTCCGATTGCAGCGAGTTGTACAGCCCCTGCGGACATTCCTACTAAGTTCGAAGGAAAAAAGAAAGCGCCACAGGCGCTTTTTCTTAGAGGTTAATTACACGACCGAGGGCCTCCGGCCCTCACTCGGTTTCGTGCGCCGTTTCACCCCCGCGAAACTCGTGGTACACATCAGGATGAACATTCAGTTGAAAAAGTTCGACCCGAGTAAAATGGCCGACGACAAGGTGTGCGTGTTCATCGGAAAGAGAGGCACGGGCAAGTCGACGCTCGTGACGGACATTCTATGGAACAAGAGGCTAATCCCCGCGGGCATCGCCATGTCAGGCACGGAGGAGGGCAACGGACACTACAAGCAGTTCATCCCTGATTTGTTCGTGTATAGTGACTACAACAAGGATGCAGTTGAAAAGATTATAGACAGGCAAAAGCGGAACCTTGCAGCCGGGAGGTGCCAGCCCGTCTTCATCCTCATGGACGACTGCATGTATGACCGGAGCTTCATGCGCGACACGGTCATCCGCCAACTCTTTATGAATGGTCGCCACTGGAAGATCTTCTTCATGATGACGACCCAGTACTGTATGGACATGACCCCTATGATTCGGACGAATGTGGACTATGTGTTTGTTCTCAGGGACAACGTTCGTCAGAATCGTGAAAATCTTTACAAAGCATTTTTTGGAGTATTCCCAACCTTTGACCAGTTCTGTCAGGTGATGGACGCGTGCACGGAGAATTACGAATGCCTGGTGCTCGACAACACATCCAAGAGCAACGACGTCACAAACTGCGTGTTCTGGTACAAGGCGGCCCTTAGGAAGAACTTCAAGTGCGGGTCGCCCGCCTTTTGGCAGTTCCATTCGCGGAACTACAACCCCAGACACGTGCAGCAGGGGGGATCAGGGTCGAGCCTGGCACGGAAACCGGGCGCGTCGTCCGTCACGGTAAAGAAGGTTGGGAAGTAGTAAATGGAGTCTTACGATGCGACTTCTTCGGCCGACATTACTCAGTCCATCCCTCAGGGCCTGATTGATCACTCTGAAAAAAACGTTGGTGAATCTCAAATGGCCGAGTTCTCTACTCCGCTCGATGAGATTGTTCCCCAGGGTGCTGGTATGCAGATGCAGGACATGGCGTTCGGCTCGGCGATGGCCGGCCCTCCCATGCAGCAGCAGCAGCAGCAGGCTCGCACGGAGTCCAGCGGGCGCAAGATCCCTTTCGGTCTGACGAACGAGCAGTACATGGCGGCGCTGGCGGGCCTCGCCGCGGTCGTGGCGACGTCCAAGCCGATCCAGGAGCGCATGGCTCAGATGTTCCCGACCATTGATGCGGGCTCGGCGTCAGCCATGGCTCTGACGGCGTTCCTGGCTGCCCTGATCTTCTTTTTGGCTCACCGTTTCCTGGTTTGAGGAAAGGGTTCGCGTAGCGAACCGTTTGTGACGGGGGGTCAACAAGGGCCCTGCGGCCCCTTGGTCTGAGTCACTTCAGCTCGCGGGGCCGGATGTTTTCCCCGCAAAAGGGGCCGACGTTCATGGGGTCGAACAGGCCCTTGGCTTCAAAGTACTTGCGTAGATCCATAAAATTTTGCCAAAATTTGTCAGAGTGTTCATATTCCCGAACTGTCGAATGTGCCAGTTCGTGAATGAGGACGTGTGTGAGCGTGTTGATCCGAGTCTCGTCGGGGTCGTCGGCTCCATCCAGGCACAGGTAAATCTCGTAACCCTTGTTGACGTTGTAGGCGATCGCCCCCTTGCGTTTGTCCCAGTCACCCATGCCCGTCAGGATGACGCGCTTGCGCAGAGGCTCCCAACGCGGGTCGAGGTTTGGGTCTTCACGGACCGCCTCAAGGAGCTCCTCGTAGCGCTCACGCACGTCCCGCATGAGGGGCGGCGTCGAGTTCGTGGCCAGGATCCCTACTAAAATGACTATGCCCATGACCCATACGATCCAGTCTTCCATCTACTTTGGACCTATATTTTTTTGAAAACAAATTTCGAGTACAGGTCGGATATGAGGCTGTTGGGTTTAGGGAGCATGGGTTCCCATACGAGTTTCCTGAAGCCGCGTTCCGTCAGGGCCTCTATGAGTCGACCCGAGTCAAGCAGCGGCTCAGCCTTGGGACCGTCTGCATAGAACGGGCCATCCACGAGGTGCACGAGAAGGCGCCCGTCGCGAACCTCGAGTGTATTCCCGAGGGCGTCCTTGAAGGGACAGAGTCCCTCGGCCCGGGCCTTTTCGGGCGTGATGCCGATCAACAGCCCGCCCGGGCGGACGGCCCGGGCTATGGCATCTATGGATTCGACGAACGTCTCATCATTTTCAAAAATATAGTGCAGTGAAAAATTGTAGCAGACGACGTCAAACGGGCCAGACGCAGCCGCGTGGCGCACGTCACCCTGACCGAGGAACCATACGCCAAATTCCATGTCCAGTGAGCGACTTTCAGCTTCGGCGAGCGACTCGGCGTCTGGGTCGATCGCCGCCACGCGCGCCTGGACCGCCTTCCACTTGTGCCAGTCACCCCCGCGGCCGCACCCGCAGTCGAGCACGAAGGAGCGGGGTTCGACCCAGTTGAGAATGAGGGATCGTTTGCAGTTATTGTGTAATTTGCGGAGAGCTTCCATTGTTACTTGCATATACAAGCCTTCCACTCCTTATTTAGAGCCTGTTGTGCTTTCAGTACAGGGTAAAGGCCACAGGACTCGAATTTCTCGATGTCAGGTTTATCAATCAGTGAATCAAAAAATGAATTTATTTCTTCGATCGACGCGTCCCTGAAAGTGTATCCACTCGAGTGTTTCCATTTTATTTTTTTAGTCAGCATTCCACTTATATCAGCTGGTCTTACCCCAGTTGCGTCACTTGCTACATTCACATTTAGAAATACTGTAGACGCGCCGTCTTTTACAACACTCACGAGTTTCACGGCCCTCTTGATAATATTCGCTCTAACTATCATTGGCTGAAGGTTATCAAGTGCGTTGTTCGTCGGGTCCCCGTCAATGTGGTCGCCATTCTCGTCTGTATCCAACTCTCTACCCAGCACGCACTCTATCATAAAAACATATAACGCACGACAAGAAGATCCAATCTTAATAAAAGGGCGCGCTTCTCCTTTCGATCGCCATTTTCCCCAACAGCCTGTATTCCGTACTTGCGTTCGATATAGTCCGCTCGTCGCCGCCTGGAAATTTTCAAACTTGGGGTGAGTTGGCAGTATTTCACCCATCAGCGAGTCTCCGCAGGTGAATATGAAACCATCGTAAGGATTGCCTGTTCTAATACGTCGTGTAATACAGCTCAAGACGACGCCATGGGCCACTGCGGCCGCTGCGGGTGAGCAGTATCGCACCACCTCTTCACGAGTTTCCGCATTTAAAACAACAACTGTCATCGCAGTTATATTATGTTCCGTCTTTTCCCGTTGGTTCGCGACCTGCTCTGACCCGGTCGCCCACCTAAGATTGAATATACTATCATTTAGAGGTTCTCTGAAATTTATGTGATCGGCTGTATAGATTGCGTTCGGTCGACGCCGCCCGGACGCCGTGAGTACGAGATGAGCACGGAACCTCATCTTTTTACCTACATGAATCATCATTTTACCATTCATCATTGTTCCCAGAATTACACCATTATCACTCAGTATTTCACCGAGTTCAAGTATCGCGAAACCCTCGAAAGATTCACCGTCATCTGTATACCTAAACTTGACCCAATTGGATTTGTCGCGGTAAAGATATAAAAGGTTTTCGCTCGTGCCTCTATTGAAAGTTTTTATTCTGTCCAACAGGTCTTCATCGCTCGCCGATAGTGCTTTCACCACTTTTCTGCGCTCTTCTATTGGTTTCAGAGCGAGGTCCTTATTAAATCTTAAAATTGATGCCGCGGCGAGTGAAAATTCGTCATGTGTGAATGGTTCTACACCACACTCTTTTCTTGCCCTAATTTCCTTCTTTATTTCTGAAACTCTTGCAAAGTCTTCTCGAGTTTCATCAGGCTGGCGCCTCCGTGAGTAGACTACCATTCCGTCTACAACATGTAGAGACTTTAGTTAAAGATTATTGGCCAGAAACAAATAGTAATGGCGGGGGAACTCACCAGTGATTATTTGACGGTCCCAGGACAGGTTTTTGCGTGCGTGTCATTTGTTGGTCCGGAACTGCCCCAGAAAAATGAAAAGCTGGGAATGAAGATTCGTGGGTGCTTCGCGTCTCGCGAGGATGCGGCGTCCCACGCCAAGCGCCTGCAGCGCGAGGATGGTCTGGTGGACATTTACGTCGTGGACATGTACAAGTGGCTTCTGATTCCTCCGGATCGCGCCAACGTGGACGACGCTCACTATGCCAACGAGCAGCTCGAGGAGATTATGGTCAAGTACCGTAAGAACCAGTCCGAGGCGGCGGCCATGTTCGAGAAGCGCAAGCGTGATATGACGGCCAAGCCCATCGAGGGCTCGGACACCCCTTACATCGAGCCGGGCGACGAGAACTCTAAGTTTTACACCAAGCCGGACGTCCCACCCATCCCACACCCAGCCGAGGTCCTCGAGCGTCTTCAGAAGGAGTTTCCTGACAAGGAGATTGGTGAGCTCGTGCAGATGGCGGATGCCGAGGTTGCGGCTGAGATTGTGCGTCGCAAGGCGGAGACGGGCCCAAATATGATCGAGGTCCTCGGCGACGACGGCACGGTCAAACAGACGCTGGTGATGGACTAAAAAAAAATTGATCTAAAATAAACCACGCGATGATTCTCACAATCATCGCCCTCCTAATAGTCCTTTGGTTGCTCGCAAAGGCCTACCAGGTTTTTCCCCGGCTCGCACCCCCCACATGGGAGACGAGCGCAGCGCGTCCGCCGTTTTATGATGCTCAATTCTTAAAGGAGACTGATAGCCAGCGCCGTGAGGGTGCGTGGGTCGGACTCCTGCAAGAGGATGTGTACAAGCAAAAGATTGGGCCTGTTGGTGATTTTATTGGTAATGATTCTCAGAGCGGATCAGCGCCCATGTATTTCATCACGGCTTAGCAGACTGAATGACGATCGGTCGCATAGACACAATTATGACGCCTATGACGATTCCGATGGCCAATATGGCCACGGGGTTGTTCATGAGTTCCTCAAATTTACTTTTTGACGGGGGTTTTTCGAACTGCACCCACTGGTGGGCGTCCTCGGGGTTTGGGCTTGGCGGCCTCTCCATCGGATCCATTGTCATCCTCGTCGCTCTCGCTTTTATCTTCTACAATAAAATCATCCATCTCTGAGTCCTCCTCGTCCTCGAGCTCCGAGTCGCTAAACTCAATCTCCGAATCCACATCAGACTCGTCTTCGTCGTACTCGTCTTCTTGATAATCATCCTCGACCTGCTCGACCGGCTCGTAGCGCGTGGGGGGCTTGGACACTCGCCCAGAGCGCGTGCGCGGGGTCTCACTGGCCGTGAGATCTGGGGTCTGGGAAGCCGTTTCCAACACTGGCGCCGACTCTGAAGTCATTTACTGGTTCCACAGGTATTATATCGTTTAAGTACTTTGGTCTGAATGCAACTCCCTGGATGGTCTGACTCGCAATAATCTCACCTTCGTAGCCTAATCTGTCGGAAATCTCGTTAATGGTCTCCGTGTAGTTGGTGTTCATGAGCCCGAGGTTCCGCAGGTGCTCGATCGCGGTGTAGAGGTGCTTGGGCTTGCTCGGATCCACGTCGAATGCACGTAGCTCATTCAGGTACGACTTCCATTCGTTCGGATCCAGTCCCGAGTACGGGTGCGCCTCCACCTCGAAAGCCCTGAAACGCCCCACGCCAGGTCGGGGGAAGAAGATCCACAGCACTGTAATGAGCAGGACGAGCCACACGAGGAGCTTCATTACTAATAGAGGGTGGGAGATTATGTTTACGGCCTACGAACCCAGTACACTCTTCGTCGAGGCACATCTGCTGAATCGTGTCACCCAGGATCCAAAACCACACGTGGTTCGACTTGTGCTCCCCGTGGACCCGCTCGCAATACCTCGAGTCGGTCTCGACGCACAGGCCCTTTCCTTCCCCCTTCTTCGTCTTGCGGATCTTCTTGACTCGGGCCGTCTCCTGTCCCTCCATATTCCGCCTGATGAAGTCTTCTATTCTGGAGTCGCCTTCGACGGCCGTACAGTGGGTGCGGGGTGCGCGGGTCCTGGGCCCCGTCTCTTTGGTCCTGACTGCAAAGAGCTTGAGGGCGGCGACGCTCGGAACAGATGATAGAGGCGTGCCGTCGGGAACGGAGCGCCACGGGACGTACGGATCGCCTTCAGGCTTTTTGTGCGACCACAAGCACCGGAGCCCGGAGCCTCCGTACACGCTCGAGTCAATCACCTCGGCCCAGGCTTCGTGATCGAGTGCGAGTAGTATGCGCGTCCGTAGAGCCATGGCATCGTTGCGTGTCACGACCAGCTCCGGCCAATGCAGGTGCATCCCCGACTTGATGGCGTCCTTCACGGGTCGTGGGGGTGCGCGAGCCGCGAGGCACGGACCGGCCCCCACCGCCTCTTGAATCTTGACGCAGAGTTCGAACGCCGATTCGTCACCAAGTGCCACGTCGCTCTTGAAATCTACATCAACGAAAAATTTAAAACTTTCAGTTTTTTGCTCGACAACATACAGCTTTTGTCCAGCAAAAATCGATGACACGTACTCGGCCCAGAACGCATCCGTCTCGGATTCTGGCACGTAGAGCTGCCCCCCATCCATGAGGACATGGGTAGGGGATTCCGTGCCTTTTCGTGACCATTTTCGGATGGTCATATCTATTATAGGTCCCTATTCTCTATCAGCGCTAAAAAAGTCGAAAATCGACTGAACGACCGACTTGAACTCGGGCTCCGGCTCCGGGGGAGGGTCACTCTCACGAGCCTCTATGATCTTCTCAATTTCGTGGTGCATCTTCATAACAGTCAGCGTCTTGGCGAGCTCTTCGGGGGTGGACCCGTCCTGGCGGAGTTCGGCGAGGCGTGTGGCGATTTCGATCTTTGATCTCGTCATCTAATTTTGAAAAAGTTTTTAAAAAAATTTCAGGGACGCAGAAAGAAGGACTGCTTCTCGGGGGTGCTGAGCACTTGGTGAAAGGCGGGGTTCTTGAGGACGTGAGTCCGGATCATTTCCCAGAGGTCACCACGCTTGGTGATGCCGTCGAGTGTGTCGAATTCACAACCGTCATTCTCGTCGTAATTTTTGCGGAACGGCACCTCCCGCCCCTCCATCTTGGATTTTTCTTCATTAAATTTTTTAACAATTTGACTTTGCTCACCGGGTGTGATGGGCATGTCAAACACGTACACGTGGTACACGTTGTTCACACCCTCGTGATCTCTGAAGGAAAAACTGAAATAGGAATATGTTCCCTTTTTCAGATTTATGATCCCTCTGGTTTCCTCTTCGAGTTCGCGTATAGCACATCGGAGAGGGTTCAGAATTTCACGTCGTCGGCAACCGCCTGTGACGAATGTCCATTCTTTGTACCTGCGATCATGGACGAGTAGGAATTTCGGGGCGCCTCCGTCAGGCTCCCGAGTCATTGGGACCGCTATGCTTTTGTGGCGCTCCATTGGTTCCATGAGGTCGCGGGCTCGCCGCTCCATCTACTACTTCCTGATCAAAATAATTCGCAAGGTTTCGCGTGCTCGGGTCATATGTAATCAAAAAGACGATACCCAAAAGGAGGATCCACGGCCACACCTGTTGGCCCATCTATGAATAACCAATAAAAAATGCGAGTCTAATTACTATACAGAACGCTCGCCATCCCCTTCTGGATCCGCAGCACGTTGTAGTTGACTGCGTAGATGTACGGCTGGGTCACGGCGGTGTTGGTCAGACCCTTGAGGCCCGAGGTCAGGCCCACGGGCACAATCAGGCGGTACGTGTCCAGGCGGGAGAAGTTGAGGGTGCCGGTCGGCTGCAGCTTGGAGGTGTCCAGGCAGTACGAGATGATGGCGACGTTGGCGATGCCGTTGTGGCCGTAGCCATACTGGGTGTGGAAGTACTGGTTCGCGTCGGTGTAGGCGGGCAGGTGGCGGCTCTCACCGACATCCACACCGTTAATCTGCACCTTCAGCTGGTAGTCCTTGGCCGTTCCCGAACCCGCGCCGGCTGCGTCGTAGACGGTACCGTAGTTGGCGGACTGGAAGGCCAGGAACTTGACCGGGTGGGCCAGAGCCAGCTCCTGCATGGCGGCGGTGCCGATGGGCACACGCTGCACCTGGGTGATCAGCAGGTCGTGGGCATTCTTGGCAAAGTACTCGCGCTCACCCTGGTCCAGGTATACAAAGTTGGACCACGCGTTGAACTGGAGCTGGGCGTAAGTGGACGTGGCGGGCACCTCGGGAGCCGTGCTGGTCAGACCAGCCGCCCACGTGATGCGCAGCTCGACGTCATGGTACTGAAGGGCAACCAGAGGCAGGGCGACCGACCAGTCCTTGCAGAAGAAGAACTTCAGGGGGAAAAAGGTGGCCGTCTTGTTGTTGGGGACGGTGGTGCTCTGGGCCTCGTTGTTCAGGTAGCGCTGGTTGAACGTGGCGGCGCCAGTCACGGGCTCGATGTCCGACATGTACTGGAAGTCCTGGGTGTCAATCACCTGACCGCCGATCAGCAGCTCCACCTTGTCGAACACGTTGGACCAGTTCAGGTTGTTCACCATGGCGCCGTTGGTGTCACGAGCCGAAAAGTACACGTAGCTCAGCAGGTCACCCTTCTTCTCGAAGCGGATCGTGGAGACCGAGCCCGCGATGGGCTGGCCCTGAATCAGCTGACGCTCGACGGTCGAGGCGTAGTGAGTGTAGCGCTTGTAGTTGGAACGGAAAAACGAAACCTCGGGCTTGCCGGTCAGCCAAGTGTCCTGGGCACCGGTCGCGACGAGCTGAACAATGCCTCCGCTCATTTTACTATCTGAACGAGGTTTTTTTTGTCGATTGAAGTGGGCGCGGCCCACTTCGATCTCACACCCTCAGGTCCTGGAGGATCAGTCTCAGACCACCGCCAGTGGGGGGAGGGCGATCGGGTTGGACTTGAGGACGTCACGGGCCACGTTCAGTGCGTTCGGTGTGGCCAGAGGATTCGGAGCCATCTTGGACTCGTTATTCTTCCACATCTCTGCCGGTCTGTAATTCTGGAAGCGGCTGCCGTTCATGTGGGGCACGGGCACCGCCACGGACTCGGCACGCAGGTTCGTCAGGGTGCCGCCCTGGCCCTGGGGGTCCCCGCGGACGTTCATACGGCCGGCGTTGCCCTCGCGGTCCGGGTTCACACGGTTGCCGGTCGAGTGGGGCAGCTGACGATCCGTCAGGTCATTATACGGGAGGTAGACGCCCCACTGACCCGGGCCATACTCGAGCGTGTCGCCACGCTTACCCGTCTCTTGACGGTTCGTCGTCTTGCGCGTCTTGATATTGTCGGGACGGCCCTCGTGAGCGATGAGCCGGCCACCCTGACCCTGCCCCTGGTTCTGGGCCGGATCACGAGTCCACGTCTTGGTCGCCTTGGCCTGGTGGCTCATCACGCCGTTGATGAGACCAGTCTGACCGAAGACCGTACCACCCTGCTTGACGGTGGCGGCCGCCGGGCCCTTTCCACCTGGCAGCGTCACGAG